ATGGTTGACTTCGATGACATGCTGTACTTTGCCGTCCGTGACGGCCTGGTGCTTCCGAAGTACGACTTCATCTTCGTGGACGAAGCGCAGGACACCAATGCAATTCAGCGCGCTATCCTGCGCAAGCTGATGAACGCTGGCACCCGCATCATCGCGGTCGGCGACCCGGCGCAGGCCATCTACGGCTTCCGCGGTGCGGACAGCGACTCGCTCGACCTGATTGCAACCGAGTTCAACTGCACGCGCCTGCCCCTGTCGATCAGCTACCGCTGTCCGCAGGCTGTGGTCAACTTCGCGCGCCAGTGGGTCTCGCACATCGAACCCGCTGCGACCGCCCCGGAGGGTTCGGTTGAAATGCTCGGAACCAAGTGGGACTCGAGTGTGTTCCAGGCGAACGACCTCGTTGTCTGCCGCACGACCGCCCCGGTCATCACGCTGGCGTACAGCCTGCTGAAGGCTCGCGTGCCGGTGCGCGTGATGGGTCGCGAAATTGGTCAGGGCCTCAAGAACCTGATCAACAAGCAGAACGCCCACACGATCGACGCACTGGTCGAAAAGCTGGAAGTGTACCGCACGCGCGAAGTCGAAAAAGCGACCGCCAAAATGGAAGACGCGAAGGCCGAAGCAATCAACGACAAGGTTGACGCGGTGCTGTGCCTCATCGACGGCTTGGACGAGGGCGACCGCAGCATCAACTCCCTGATGTCGGTTATCGACACCCTGTTTGCCGACGGTGTGAACAAGACGGTGCTCGCGACCATCCACAAGGCGAAGGGCTTGGAAGCCGACCGCGTGTTCTGGCTCAACAGCAGCGCTTGCCCCGCCAAGTGGGCACGTCAGGATTGGCAGAAGCAGCAGGAACTGAACCTGTGCTACGTCGCCACCACCCGCGCCAAGTCGGCGCTCATTCTGATCGAGGCAGGTAAGTGATGGACGAGTACGAAATCAAGGGCAAGCGCACGGAGGGAACCTTGTTGAAGGTTCCCGTCCCTCGCCTTACCAAGAAGTCGGCGTTCCTGCGCAAGCTGGAACGCATGCAGAACCCTCCCGTGCCGAAGGGTAACGTTACCCCGCTGAAGCGCACCAAGCGCTCGCTATAGCGCGATCGGTTGCGAGGTGCTACCCTTGCCCCGAGTCGTGCTTGCGGCGTGCTTACGCAGCGGCCAACGGCCAGCTAGCGTTCTAAACTGTGCGCTAGAACACGGAGTCGGGTCTTGCATCTGCTCAAGGCCCATCCTACACTGCCTCATGTGCAGGGGTCGCCAGCGTTAGGCGATAACGGGTTAGATCGAAGCAACCCTTCCCCTGCTACCTTTTTCACAGGAGAACATGATGAGCAGTGCCGACACCACTCCCCGCATTTCGGGCTTGACTTTTGAGCAATGGGCAACCCTAGCTGCCCAGATGCCCGACAGCTATGAGCCAACGTATGCCGACGCCATGCGCCTCCGGATAGACTGGCTTAAAAGCGAGAACATCCTTGACATCCGCCTCCGGAACGTAGACTACGCTCACCGGCTCTTTTCTAACGTGAGAGCAAATACGTTGACAAGCTTGTGATTATTTGTTAGTCAGCGCTATGCTATGCGGTAGGGGCCTAGGAGCTTACCATGGCGGATAAAATGACTCATTGCTTTGCCCATCCGGAACAGTGTAAGCCTGAAGTATTTCACTGCCGCAATTGCATTGTCGTTCGTCAGGCAGCTCGTGTGGCAGCTTTCGTAGGCTTCGCTGTGTTCCTCTATTTGTATTGGGGCCACGCGCACTGATGGAACCGTTAGCATGGGGCGTCCGGGTTTCGTCGTCTTTTCGTAACCACATCCGACGCATGGCCCAACGCCTCATGATGCCGCCGGAAGGTGCGCAGTGGTTGATGGCGTGCATTGCTTGGGAGAGCGGGGAAACCTTTTCCCCTTCCATACGCAACGCTGCCGGCAGTGGTGCAACCGGGCTCATCCAGTTCATGCCTGCAACCGCACGCGGCCTGGGCATCACCGTCGAGCATCTAGCACAGATGACGGCAGAGAGTCAACTCCTTTACGTCGAGAAGTATTTCCTGCCCTACCGGGGGCGGTTGAACACATTGTCCGACGTCTACATGGCTATACTCTGGCCTGCTGCAATTGGCAAGCCTGAGAACGCTTTGCTGTGGGATGCAGCAACCCGCCCCACGACATACCGTCAGAACGCAGGGTTGGACGTTAACAAGGACTGGCGCATCACCAAGGAAGAAGCGGCATCCAAGGTAGCACGAAAACTCAGAAAAGGCTTAGCTCCGGAAAACGCTCTAGCTTAGCATGCAACCCTGTGCTACCATGACACTACTCTGAGCATGGCCTCGGTGTGCGTTTAAACGTATTACGGGAGTCCATGATGGATGAGAATAGTGTGATGGCCTGGTGGGCTCGCGCGACTGCCTACACTGCGTTCGCCGCATTAGGCGGAGCGCTTGGGCACCTCATGCGAACGTTCGACAAGCGACCTTTCAGTTGGGCACGTTGCTTGCTCGAAAGTCTTGCAGCGGGGTTTGTGGGCTTGCTAGTGCTGCTGACCTGCCAGGCCATGGAGCTGACTGAGCAGTGGACGGGGGTTATCGTGGGTGTGAGCGGTTGGCTAGGCGCCAATGCCACAATCAGGATGCTCGAGTCCATTGTCCGCAAACGTCTGGGGCTAGACCCTAGCGTGGAGACACCGAATGGTCCTCCTAACCCTCCTTAAAACCTTCTGGAAGCCACTGCTTGCGTTCGCGGTGGTGGCGCTGCTCGTTTGGCAAGTGTGGTCAGCAGTAAGGGACTACGGGCAGGAGCGCTATGACGCCGGGTACAGCACGCGGAGCGCGGAGTACAAGGCAGCAGAGGACAAGCAGAAGGACCAACACATTATCAACGTCGAGAAGCGCGAGGTACGCACGAATGAACTTGTTACCGACCTCGGGCAGAAGCTCGACGCCATTGCTGCTCGTCCTGTTGGCAAGCCTGTCTGGATGTGCCCACAACCCGCCAGCGTGTCCACCAACCCCGGACCCGCGCCCGACGTCAGCACCTCCCGCGCTGATGAAGAAGCACAAAGCAGACCTCCGGGACAGGTTCGAGATATTGGTCCAGGAACCCGCGACATCCTTGACGACGGCGACAGTGCCATTGAGCAATTGACGTCGCTGCAAGCTTGGGTGACTCGCGAGTGTTTACGTCCGCCTACCTTGCCAAACTGACGAGCTTGCCCTGACTTAAAACCGGCACGTACACTGCCAATCAACCGCTCGGGTTATCCGAGTATTTGGGGGCAGCATGGCTGGCCACGACTCCGCACGTTATTGGGATCCTCTTGTAATGCAGCAAGAGATGCCCGCGTCTGAAAAAACGTTGCGTGATAACTTTGTCACCGAGTACCTCAAGGATCACGACGCTTGGGCGGCGGCTGTGCGCGTGGGCTACCTGCACAACGTTGCGCACGAGTACGCATCGTTCTTGATGCAGGAACCGTATGTGCAGCGTGAGATATACCGCAGGCAGGCGGAGCTCGCGTCTAACCCAAAGGAGTCGGAGAAGCACGAGCGGCACATGATAAAGCAATGGCTGATCGAGCAGGCGCGGTACAAGGGTCCGGGCAGTTCGCACTCCGCTCGTGTGTCTGCGCTCGCCAAGCTTTGCAACATCCTTGACATGGACGGCACGGCGAAGGTCAAGAGCGAGGTCACGCACAAGGGTGGCGTCATGCTTGTGCCAGCCATTGCTTCCGTCGATGAGTGGGAGAAGCAAGCAACCGTGGCGCAGGACGCATTGATTGCTTCCTCGCTCGAGGACAGGGAAGCGAAGAAGCTTAACTGATGCAAGCGAGAATCCTAACGCAGGATGCCAACCGCATAGTCTGGAAGCCTCTGGAGGGTTCTCAAACACTTTCGCAGTCCTGTCCTGCCAACATTATTGTGATGCACGGGACACGCGGCCCGGGCAAGACGGACTCGCAGTTGATGCGCTTTCGCAGGCGTGTGGGCATCGGGTACGGTCGGTTCTGGCGCGGCGTTATCTTCGACCGCGAGTACAAGAACCTTGACGACTTGATTTCCAAGTCGATGCGGTGGTTCCCCGAGTTCGGGGACGGTGCTCGCTTCATCAGCAGTAAGAGCGACTATTTGTGGCGCTGGCCCACGGGCGAAGAACTCATGTTCCGCGCTGTGAAGAAAGAATCGGATTATTGGAGCTATCACGGGCAGGAGTTCCCGTTCCTCGGTTGGAACGAGCTTACCAAGTACCCGACCGACACGCTGTTCGACATGATGATGAGTTGCAACCGCTCCTCATACAGGCCCGAGGATTACCCGCTGTTCGTGTCTGGTCAAGCGAACGCGGAAGGCAAGCTTGTATTCGTAGACGAGGATGACGCAGACGCTGTGCGTTATCTGCTGCCCGAAATCCCGCTTGAAGTGTTTGCTACATGCAACCCGTATGGCGCCGGACACAATTGGGTCAAGAAGCGTTTCATCAACGCTGCACCTCCGGGGCGTATCTTTAAGCGCGTCATCAACGTGTTCAACCCGCGCACGCAGAAGCGCGAGGATGTGGTTAAGACACAGGTTCACTTGTTTGGCACGTACCGCGAGAACAAGTACCTCTCTCCGGAATACATTGCTGAGCTGGAAAGCATCACCGACCCGAACAAGCGCCGCGCATGGTTGGGCGGGGATTGGGACGTCGTCGCAGGCGGCATGTTCGATGACGCTTGGAATTCACAGCAACACATCCTGAGGCCCTTTACCATTCCCTCAACGTGGCGCCTCACGCGCTCGTTCGATTGGGGCAGCAGCAAGCCGTTCAGCGTTGGTTGGTGGGCGGAGAGCGACGGTTGCGACATACAGCTTCCGGACGGCACATGGCGCAGCACTGTGAAGGGTGATCAGTTTCGCTTCGCGGAGTGGTACGGGTGGAGCGGCAAAAGTAATGTCGGCCTTAGAATGCTAGCCACCGACATTGCTGCTGGCATTGTAGAGCGTGAGCTTACGATGGGAATTCATGACCGAGTGCGCCCCGGCGCAGCAGACAGCAGCATCTGGGACGTGGAGAACGGCAACAGCATTGCTGCTGACATGCTCAAGAGCGTCAAGGTTAAGGGCAGCACGTACCGAGGCGTAGAATGGCGCAGAGCAGACAAGTCACCGGGCAGTAGAAAGGCCGGTTGGGAAAAGCTGCGCAAATACCTGAAGCAAGGTATACGTCAGCATGTGCTTGCACCGGACAAGACACAGATTCCCATACCGCGCGAGAAGCCTGGCCTATTTGTGTTTGACTGTTGCAAAATGTTTATCGATTTATTTCCGAACCTCCCGCGCGACGAAATCGATCAAGACGACGTCGACACCGAGTCGGAAGACCACATTGGCGACGAAGCTCGTTATCACGTTCTCTCGCTCGGGCTCGGTGCTCGCGGCGGTCGAACTAAAGGCACGTAAGGAACCACTATGGCAAGCGCAGGCGGCCTAGAAGCTACTCACCCACACTACGACAGCAACGTCACAGCGTGGCAAGCTATGCGTGACCTGTACGACGGCGAGCGCGCTGTCAAAGCGAAGCGGGACGTGTACCTGCCGCCAACCCCGAGCATGATCCTTGACGGGTTCGGCACGGGCAGCAAGGCTGTCGGTGAAGTGATTTACGAAGGGTATCTGAAGCGCGCACTGTTCCCGGAGTTCGTCAACGATGCGGTGCAAGTGCTTGTGGGCATGCTTAACCACAAGCAAGCGAACATCGAAGTCCCGAAGGTCATGGAGCCGCTGCTGCAAGACTGCACCGTGCAGCATGAGTCCGTGTACGACCTGCTCAGACGCATTCACACCGAGCAGCTGATTACAGGCCGTATAGGCTTGCTGGCGGACTTGCCCTCCGCCCCTACGGTTACCCCTACCGCTGCCGACGGCAACGCGGCTCCGAGCGTTGTGCTGCCGTATATCGCAAGCTACGTTGCGGAGGCGGTTCGGAATTGGGACGAGGCTGAGAGTCAGGAAGGCTACAGCGCGTGCAACCTTGTCGTCCTAAACGAAAGCGGCTTCACGCGCGAAGCGGACTTCACTTGGAAGACCTTCAAGAAGTACCGTGTACTTCAACTCGGTGCGCTTGGACCCAACGAGGATGACACGGGTGGCGCCCCGTACCGCATGGGCGTCTTTGACGACCGTGTGGGCGCGCTGTCGTACTCGGAAGAAGCAATGGTGCCCCCGATGTACCGGGGCAAGACACTGACGGAGATTCCGTTTGTGTTCGCCAACACGCGCGACCTTATGGGGACGCCGGACCTGCCCCCGCTCGAGGGGTTAGGCAAGCATGTGCTGGCGATCTACCGTGGCGAGGCGGACTACCGGCAAGCGCTGTTCATGACCGGGCAGGACACGCTCGTTGTCATCGGTGGCACGCGCGAACCTGACGGGACTGCGGGTGTGGATGACGGTGCAGTGCGTACAGGTGCAGGCAGCCGCATTGACGTCGATATAAACGGTGACGCCAAGTACATAGGCGTCAACTCCGAAGGCTTGGGCGAGATGCGCAGCTCGTTGGAGAATGACCGTAAGTATGCCCAGATGAAGTCGGGGCAGCTAATGGAGGGCAAGTCGAAGCAAGAGTCTGGCGAGGCAATGAAGACCCGCCTGACCGCGCAGACAGCGACGCTCAACCAGATCGCGCTGACCTCCGGCAAAGCGCTCGAAAACATCCTCAAGATTATTGCCCGTTGGATCGGTGCAAACGACGAGGAAGTGAAGGTCACCCCGAACATGGAGTTCGGCGAGCTGAGCCTGACCGCCACCGACATCAAGGGGCTCATGGAAGCGCGCCTCACCGGCGCACCGCTCAGCAAGAAGTCCATCCATGCGCTCATGGTCGAGAAGCGTCTCACGTCGATGACGTATGAGGAGGAAATGGAACAGATTGCTGAGGAAGATGCAGACATGCCCCGCACTGCTGCGGGTGCAAGCACGCTGACAGCAGAGGAGCAACTTGCGCAGCAGGACGCTGAGCGCGAGCGTGCGGATGCGGATGCGGAAGACGACGACGCGCCAGCCACTCAGTAATGGCTAAGACCGCGAACGAGCTTTTTGAAGACGCACTGATACGTCACCAGACGTATCTGTTGCGCTATGCAGGCTCCGTGCGCAATCGTATCTGGGCAATCCTCGACCGTACCAACGAAGACATCTCCGACAAAATACGTTCACGCCTAGCGAACAACGTTGGTTTGACCACAGGCGTTGAAATGCGCAGGCTGGAAGCGTTGGTCGATCAGATTAAAGCTATCCGCGCGCCTGCATGGGTCGAAGCCACCTCCGTGCTGAAAGAGGAAATGGTAGGCTTATCGCTTGCGGAGAGTGTAGCGCTGAACGGAATCGTCAGCGTGGTGCTTCCGGTTGTAATTGAAACAGCGCTGCCGAGCTCGCGTATGCTGCGCAGCGTCGCGCTTGCCCGACCCTTCCAGGGCCAGATACTTGCGGATTGGGCAGCAAGCATGGAAGCAAACGACCTCCGCTTGATCCACAACGCTATCCAGTTGGGCATGACCGCTGGCGAGTCAATGGACGTTATCACGCGCAGAGTCATTGGCACAGCAAGCATGCAGAACGCTGACGGTGTGAACGCAATGACGAAGCGGCAGGTGCAGGCTGTGGTCAGAACAGCAGTGCAGCACGTTGCCAACCACTCGCGAACCGCTTGGTTCAATGAGAATAGCGACATCGTAACAACCGAGCGGTTCGTTGCAACACTGGACTCGCGCACGACTCCGATATGCCGCGCTACCGACGGCAAGCAATTTCCGCTCGGCAAAGGACCGATCCCTCCGCTGCATTGGCAGTGCCGGAGCTTGCGCATCGCTGTGTTCGATGGTGTACTGTTAGGCGATCGTCCTGCCAAGCCCTACGTTGAGCGCGAGCTTGTCGAGGAGTACGCAGCAGCAAACCGGCTCGGTGCAATCAAGACACGCGCTGCGCTGCCGCGCGGGACGAAAGGGGATTACGACAAGTGGGCTCGCGGTGCAATCCGTAGCAGGGTCGGCCCTGTACCTGCGGACACAACTTACGGCGAGTGGTTGAAGGGCCAGAGCAAGACGTTTCAAGACGATACGCTTGGCATCGCGAAGGCAAAGCTGTTCCGCGACGGTGGGCTGACGCTAGACAAGTTTGTCAACCGCAACGGTGACGAGCTTACGCTGGCACAGCTTGCAGCGCGCGAACGAGCAGCGTTTCTGGCGGCAGGTTTGAACCCGGACAAGTATTAGGCTGACAGCGTGAGCTGTGGTCAACAACCCGTCGCATGGGCGACATTTAACGGAGCATAGCATGGCTATCAAGGCAGTGGTCGAGAAACTGGATGAGGTCGACGAAAGGTATCGTGACCTGTACACCGAGCGCAACGGCAAGTTCGAGCTCACGGGTGTCGAAGGCATGAAGACCGAGGCAGACGTTACCCGTCTGAGCAGCGCGCTCGAGAAAGAGCGTAACGACCACAAGGGAACGAAGAAGCGCTTCGAGGTTTTCGGCGACCGCAAGCCCGAAGACATTCTGACGCTGCTCGACCGCATCCCGGAACTCGAAGCTGCTGCTGAGGGCAAGCTGGACGACAACGCGATCAACAAGATCGTGGAAACGCGCATCGGCGCGAAGGTCGGCCCGTTGGACCGTCAACTCAAGCAGATGGCGCAGCAGAACGCTGAGCTCCTTGCTGAGAACAACGGTTACAAGACCAAGGAGATGACCCGCACGCTGCACGACTCCATTCGGGAAGCGTTCGGCAAGTCGCAGGGCATCCAGAGTGCAGCGTTGGAAGACGCGCTCATGCTTGGCGAACGCATGCTGTCGCTCAACGACGAAGGCAAGGTCGTTACGCGCGACGGTGTGGGTGTCACGCCTGGTGTCGACGCTGTGGTGTGGCTCACCGAGATGCAGCAGAAGCGTCCGCATTGGTGGGGTCCGACACAAGGCGGCGGCTCTGGCGGGAACAACGGTCGCCCGGGCGGTGACGGTGGACGGAACCCGTGGTCGGCTGACGCTTGGAACCTTACGGAGCAGGGTCGCATCTGGAAGGAGAACAAGACCCGCGCCGAACAACTCGCTCGTTCTGCCGGTACAACGATTGGCGGCGCAAAGCCGCTTGCAAAAAAGTAACCGCTCAGGGCTTGCGTAGTCAAAAGGCCCATGCTACATTCCGTGCGTAGTGTGGCATGGGCCGCAATCAGGATCTCAAATCGATGCCAGCCATGGGGTGTAGGCTTCGAGTTTTCTCAAACTTGAACCATCCCCACTCAAAAGGAGTGCTATCATGGCCGTTGGTGTCGTTCGTATTTCGGACATCGTTGTTCCGGAAATCTTTTCCCCGTACTCGCAGCAACTCACCGAAGAGAAGTCGCGTATCATCCAGTCCGGTGCGCTCACGCGCGACACGGCATTGGACAGTGCGCTCGCGGGTGGCGGCCTGACCTTCAATGAACCGTCGTTCAAGGATCTCGACAACGATGCCGAGAACGTGAGCACGGATGACCCGGGCACCTCCAGCTCGCCGAACAAGCTCGGCACGCTGACGGAAATCCAGGTCCGCCTGTCGCGGAACAACTCGTGGTCGAGCATGGACCTCGCTGGCGACCTCGCCGGTGCGGACCCCATGAACGCGATCGCGACCCGCGTCAGTGCGTACTGGACCCGCCGCCTCCAGGCTGCGTTCGTCGCAACGATGAAGGGCGTCTTCGCGGACAACGCTGCGGCCCCGACCGGGACCGAGCACGTTCAGGATGACATGACGCACGACATCTCGGGCGCTGGCTTCGTGGACGGCACGACCAACTTCAGCGCGGAGGCGTTCATCGACGCCACGCTGACGATGGGCGACAGCATGGGCGACCTGTCGTTGATTCTGCTGCACTCGATCGTCTACGGTCGCATGCAGAAGAACAACCTGATCGACTTCATCCCGGACGCGCGCGGCGAGATCATGATCCCGACGTTCCTCGGCCGCGAAGTGGTCGTGGACGACGGTGTCCCGTTCAGCGGCGGCATCTTCGAGTCGTGGCTGTTCGGTCGCGGTGCGGTGCGCGGTGGCATGGGTTCGCCCAAGGTGCCGACCGAAGTGTACCGTGCGCCGGCTGCCGGTAACGGCTCGGGTCAGGACGTGCTGCACAACCGCGTCGAGTGGTGCATGCATCCGGTCGGCCACAAGTACGCTGTGGCGAGCCCGGCTGCGGGTGGCCCGTCCAACGCGGCGACTGCGGGTAACCTCGCCCACGTCGACAGCTGGCAGCGTGTGTTCCCGGAACGCAAGCAGATCAAGATCGCGCGCCTCATCACGCGCGAGTTCTAGTCTGCGCTGACGACCCAACCGAAGGGGGCAGCAATGTCGCTGCCCCCGTTCGGCTTGTAAACCTCGGAGAAGTAAATGACCACTCCTGCCCAGATCAGCGCTGCACTTGTCAAGCTCGAAGTTGGAAACGACAACCATTGGACGGGCGACGGCCTGCCCCGACTCGAGACGGTGCGCTTGCTGGCAGGTGACCAGAACATCACGCGCGAGGCCCTTACCCTCGCGTCCCCCGGATTCTCGCGTGCAAGCGCTTACGCTGCCGCACAGGGTAACCCCTCACCAACCCCCGACCCCGCACCGATCGCAGCGCCTGCGACCCCTGCGGCGGTTACAGCCCCCGAAACAGGGGGCGACGAAGCTGCCCCCGACGAGGGTGCGGACGAGCTCGCTGCTGCCCAGGCTGTTCTCGCAGAATTGCGAAAAGTCAAGGCGGATGCGGACAGTGCTTACGCCGCGCAGGTTGCTGCGGTGGACTTGCTGATTCTTGCCCGGGAAAAGACCGGCGCAGCGCTGCAAAGCACCCCGCTGGCGATCCAGCAGTACCTCGCTGCACAGCGCGGCAACCTGCAAGCACGCGGCCAACAGATTATGAAAGCCCGTGCGTTCGAGAAGGAATCGGGCGTCAAGCTTGCAGACCTCGTTCCCAAGCGTGCGCCAATCGACGTTGCAATGGCGCGCAAGAACTCGCGCGGTTCCAGCCGCCCGGGCAGGTAAGGAGTCGCAATGACGCCTGCACAACTCCTCCAAGCGCAGCGCAAGCGGAAGGAACGTGCAGCCGTCTCAGCGTTTGCTTCGCTAATCGCTTCCCCCGCTGCGGACCAGTTCACGATGCGCGCTAGCGCGCGTGTCCGCTTGGTGTCGCTTGCCGGGTGCGCTGCCGGCACGACTGCTGCTGTCTTGACAGGGGCAACCGTCCGCACCATTCAAACCCCACTGCTCACCGCAGGCGGGTCCGTGCGCTTGGACCAGATAGAGGTCGACACTGTGGTCAACCCCTCTGCTGGCTTCCGCGTCGACCTCGACTGCGGTTACGGTGTCTGGCGTCCCATTGCAACGGGTGCGTGATGGCATTCACAGTTGAAGACGGCACAGGGTTAACCACAAGCAACGCGCTCATCGACGTTGCTTTTGCGGACGCTTACTTCGCGGACCGGGGCATCGCAGCTTGGACAGGTGACAATACAACCGTCAAGCAACCCGCGATCATCCGTGCCACGGAG